GACTGAAGCTGCGCCATCATGTTCACGGGGTCGTAGCCCCCGCCGCCATACTGCGGAATCTGCGAGGCTATGTCATAACGAACGGGCATTATTGATACCCCTGTGAATTTTTCCACGCGGTAAACGTATCCCAGCCGGACGGCGACGACGCTGCCGCAGCGGTCGCTGGCTGCATACGGTTTAGAATACTATACGTCATATAATTCTGAGGTATAGTATTAAGTGCCTGACCCAGCGCGCCAGCGCCGCCCATGTAGCTAGAAGCACGGGCTTGACCCACATTCTCCATAGCCGTGCCATAAGGGTTAGCCGAAGTCAGCGCCGCCATTGTCGGGATTACGCCCGTATAAGCGCCTGCGGTCGTCGCGCCAGCGTTAGACGCCATAGAGCCGAGGTTAGCGCCAGCGCCAAACCGCTGCGACATAAGATTTGTGCCGACCTGACCGGCAAGTCCTGTAGCCGTGCCAGCCGCGCCAGCGCCGGTGCCGGCCAAATTCTGAAGCCCCTGCACAGCCTGCGCACGATTAGCCATGAAGCGATTATAGGCGCTCTGATATTCTTGGCTGGCCATATCCTGACCAAAACGCTGGCCGGCTTTCAACGCCGCTCCAGACCCACGCATACCGGACGAACCAAGCGTCGATTCCATGGCGCGCTGGCCCTGCTGCATACGAAAGGCATAGCCGGGGTCCATCTGAAGTTCTTCAAACGTCGGCTGTTGCGTATACGCGCCGCCCTGACCAAACAGCGCTGCGAGCTGGTTTGTCGCACCGGCGCCCGCGCCCATGTAGGGCTCTTGGAAGCCTATGCCTTGGCCATAAAACTCACGGCCTGCGGCCTCGCCCTGACGCGCCTGCTCAAGAAGATCCGCGCGGCCCTTGCCGTAATATTCACCAGCCGCCGCCGCGCCACGTTCGGCCATCTCGCGGGCCTGTTGCTGCGCCTGCTGCTGCGCGATTAGGCCAAACAGACCGGATGTTTGCGCCGCCTGCTGCTGCGCGCGACCGGCCTGTTGAGAGCCAAGATAGCCAAGACCGCCTGAGACTAGGCTGGTCCCGCCAAGTAAAGCCATTGTGATCGGGTCCATGATCTAACCTCAGGTCTTGATGATGTAGAGAACGCCGTAGTTCTTCGGCTTTGTTTCGGTGCCCCCGGTCGTCGACGTATTGACAGTCAAACCAGTAGTCGCTGTTGAAGTCGTACTAGTAGGCGAAGTCACTTGATAAGGTGGGTTACCTGCGATAGCCGAACCGCCGGCGGCAATACTTGAATACGAATATGTATGGGTATGCCCCGGATCAGTTACGCCGTGGCTATGGTTAAGGTATGTATCCGCTGCATACGCGCCAACAGACGGCCCAACTGTGCCGCTAGACGATCCCGTAGCATTTGTGCCGGTGCCACGGACGAACATGCCGCGAAGATCTGGCACGTTAAACGTCGTCGAGCCGTCGCCGCTGCCCCATGTCGTGCTGATGGCGGTGAAAAGATCCGCGTAGGTCGTGCGGCTAATAGCTTGGCCTTGACAAGCCAACCAGCCAGTCGGCGCTGACGTGCCAGCGTAAGTGGCGATCATGCCTGGCGGCGTAACTTGATCAACATAAGATTTGGTAGCCGCCTGAAGCGCCGTTGTTGGAATAGCCGGAAGAACGACAGGAACCGTCGTCGTTATATCAGCATCATTGGCCGTAATAATCGTCGTCGCATTCGTCTTGACGACAAAATTACGGTCATCTTTAACGTCGATAATCGAGTTAGATGTGTCAGCCGATATAACCGTTCGCGCAGTGCCGCTAGACGAAAACTGAATCTTTCCGCTGTTATCAATGTCAAGCGCTTCAGCCGGCGCGACCGTGCCAAGACCGACATACCCCGAAGAGTTGATGACAAACGGTGTCGAGTCAGGATCGGCGCTGTCTTGAACGCGCATAACGTCGCCGGTGCCGGTCTGCGTAACTTTAAGCGCCGGGCCAGCCGAGTCAGTTGAGATCGTGACGTTACCCGACAGAACTGGCGACAACGCCGTCGTCGGCGCGGAAATATAATCGACCGTCCAGATCTCAACGTCATTGGCGTCGGTCAACGTAAACTTATACGTCGACTCGCCAAGCCAAACATTTGCTTCGCCGCGAGCGTCAAGAATAACTGGGTTGCTGTTCAGGGTCGCGCCGGTGCTGTCCGTATAACTTGCTTGCGGCGTGGTCGTGCCGGCAACATAGGTATAAAGTTTACCGCCGGCCAAAGGAGCGCCAGCGGCGTCGATGAATTGCGTTTTAGCTGTGGGCGTTACGACGGCCATTTATCCACCTACAATACTTGTGACGGTCAGAATGACCGAGGGAATAGCGGGGATATTCCCCGATGCAGTAGTGGCCAATATTGAGACGTTCGTATTCGTCGTTTCCCAATACAGCTCAAAATAATCGCCTGCGGTTAGACTTACCACGAAATTCCATGCCGCAACATAGGCATTACTAGACCCCGATAATGTAATCTTCGTGGCCGAATCGGGCACATTCGTGCCGTTGACGCTTAACCATATGTAAACATCTTTAGTGCTGGCATTAGTACTAATAAACTGCGCCGAGAACTGTATGTTATATGTGCCAGTATTGTCTACATAAACACGCGACGTTGGCGAACCAATATAGACACCATACTGTAATGGGCCGTCATTAATCTTGGATGCGACGCTGTTTAACGTCATGGCATAGGCTGTATTAGCGGCCGCTGCCGTTTGTGTGGTTGTATCGTAATATGATCCATACCGCCGGCCATTTTCGACCGACACATACATATTGTAGAACCAGCGATACCATTCGCGAGTGACAAAATCTGTCGCCTTGTCCCAGATCGGGACACGCGCCGCCGGTATAAGCGTATTATTATCAGGCATTTGTCGGGTCCATTATGAGTTCTGCGCCCATAATGGCGATCTTAACCGGATCTGTCCCCGACACCTCATACACGCGGTCGCGCAGCTTTAGCGTCATGCCAAGCCGCCGCCAGATCGTGCGATAACCTGTTCGGCCAACTTGACCCATCGACTTCCAATGTTCGTTCGACCACGTATGGCCGCCATCATCCGACCAGCGCAGCATGACGTTAGCATTCGCGCCAACGGTTATGCTGTAGTCTTGATAGTTGCGAATGCGTAGCGCGCTACCGGCGCGGTCAAGAATAAACTCATTGTTGCGGTCGTAAATATATGTGATCGCGTTGTATTCAGCCTGCGTATAGCCTTCCAGTCCTACGCCAGCTTCACAGTCAAGTTGTAGGCTGTGCTGCGTTGTACGCTTTAAATTGTTCTGGCCAGTCGGCAACGCGCGCCAAGACCGCAGCCATTTTTGCGTCGAGCCGGCTTCCGTGTAAACGGTTGGATCATAAGCGTAAATGCCGCCGCCAACGTAATCGCCGATGACAATTTCATTGTTGAAATTCATCTGGCAGTTGCCACGATGGCGGGTGAACTGGTTGTTATCCCAGCCAGCGCGCTCATGCCATACGCCCGTCGCCACGTCGTAAACCCACGTCGTATTGGCGGTCGGGAAGTTCAACACATAGAAGCTATGGCCGTCTTGCTGATAGGTGTAAGCCACGGCGTCTGAAAGCGTGGCGTATTGCTGGATCTGCCATTCAACGGCGTGTGTCGATACGCGCTCGCCGGAATAGCCTTTTGACCGATAAACAATACCGTTACCGCGAGCGTCCGCGCCCAGCCAGAACAGGCCATTGTCCAACTTGGCCACAGAATAGGCGGCGAGACAGCCAATCTCGTTAAACGCGCCTTGAACACGCGCAAGCGGAAAATCCGGCGTGCCGGCGTTATACCAGACTTCGACTGAGTTTTGGCCAAACAGCCAAACTTCGCGGTGGTCAACGATTAGCGTAACGAGATTATCCGGCGAGCCTTCGGCGCTGGCGAAGTCGAGCGCGTCAATAGACAGACCATTATAAGACGCCGTGACCCAGAACTTTTGGCTGTTAGGCTCGTTAAAGACAAAATAGCCGTCAAGAAAACCGACGCCGACAGCGCCAGGAAAATCGGGATCAGTGATCTCGCTAAAGAACGGCGAGAACGTCAGCGTGACGCCAGAAGCCATTGCCGTAGCGTTAGCCGATAGCTCGAACGTCGTGCTGTTTGTTATGCTGGAGACGGTTGTAGACGCCGGAATGCCGGAACCCGTAACAGGCTGGCCAACCCAAATATCGCTTGTATCGGTCGTCGTAACTGTAGCGTCGCCGCTTGTCGTGTTACATTCGAGCGTAAAATCGCTATCGTTGTAGATATATCCGTTAGCGCCGGCGGCTATGAATAGCTGCGTGCCGTTGTCGACCATATTGACATTGGTGACGCCGGCGACCGTGCCAAGCTCGTGATACGACCAATCTGTATCAACCCGGTATAGTTTGGTGCCGGCGATGGCGTATCCATAGCCGCCATATTGCCAGAGCCCGCGAATAGGGCCGGTCGGAAATATGGCTAACGACCGAAGCCCCGGCGCGCGTTGGAGCCATGCGGCCTCTTTGCCGCCTTCCGGTATAACCTCTGGGTAGAGATTGACCATGCGGGCGTCGGCCGCATTGGGGCTGCGCGTTACATAAGACGAGCCTAAAATTGGACTTTTCACGGTGCTTTCATCCTTGACTGCAAATCTATATTTGCGTATGAAAGCTCCACAAGGAGTTCAACATGATAACACACGAAGAACTTACAACGCTTTTGGAGTATATTCCAAAAACTGGCGATCTGCTGTGGAAAGTTAAAAATAACCGCCGAATAGTCATAGGTAGCCGCGCCGGCACTATAAACGATCATGGGTATATAGTGATTAGGCTTAACGGTCTCCGTTATCGAGCGCATCGCCTTGTATGGCGTTATATCAATAAAATTTGGCCGACTAACGATATTGACCACATAAACGGCCAACGCGACGATAACAGGATAGAAAATTTGCGTGACGTTACGACAGCCGAAAACATACAGCATCAAACAGCGGCGCAGAAAACAAATAAAACTAAGTTTTTGGGTGTTAGTAAGAGAAAACACGGATTTATAGCGCGCATATGCACAAACGGCGTCATTACGCATTTGGGGTCTTTTAAGACCCCCGAAGAAGCGCATCAAGCGTATATCTTGGCAAAGCGCAAACTTCATGCTACAAATACCCTTTAAAATCAGTAGTTGCCCGCGTAGATGTTATAGCGCTGGCGCGTGCCGACGATGCTGTAGGGCAGCGCCATGATGTCGTCAGGGTTGTTGATGCGCTTCAGATTGCGCTTGCTATACATGGCGATGCGCTGCACCTGCGCGGACGGCTCGACGCCAAACTCCGGGGCCATTTCGCAAGCCAGATTATAGCGGAACGCGCGAAGATAACCGGGCGGGAATGTCAGCGCTGTAGCCAGTTTGGCCGGATTGGATAGCTTTTCAACTGACACAAAATGCCATTCCAGCAACCGTAACGGCACCGGATAAATGACCATTTCAATGTCAGGATAGGTCATGTTGACCCACATGACCTGCGGGTAAGTGCTGGTCACAGTCTTAACGGCAATGCCGTCATACTGCTGCTGGTTGATAAATTTTATGCCGTAAGACACATTGGTCTGCGGATCGCGGAAGTAAGTCGAGTCGTCCAGCAGCACCGGACGTTCGCCGACAAAGTCACCAGTCGGGCCGAGCGTCTGCGACCGAAGCCCCGGCGTCCAGTTAAATACTTGATCTTGTGTTGAAAAGACCGCCAGACGTTCCGTGTCCCACGAGTCGATCATCTGATTCAGAGCCGTCAGCGCGTCCTGCGCCGTCTCCGACGAGGGCGTTTCGCCTTCTGCGAGGACGCCCAGCAGTCTCAGGGCTCCGCAGATCTGATCGTACGCTGTCGTCGTCATTCGGATCGAACCTTTCCCAGCCGTTCTCTTCGTCGGCTTCCGCTTCCATTTCCAGCGTAGCGATCTTAACGCCATGAACCTCATGGCGCAAATAAAACATAGCCCTTTTACACCTATGGAAAGGGCCAGGCGGGCCGTAGCCCGCCCGTAGGATTGAATTAGGTCGGGGCCTGCCACTTGGAGCCGTCCGAAATAAAGATCTTACCCGTACCAGTCGCATTGGTGGTCGTGGCGATAGATCCTTTCGGCGCGCTCGTCGTCGTCGAGTTGGCGGTGATCGCCGTCGTCAGAAAATACAGGCTGGCCGTCAGATTGGCGGCAGCTATATCTCCGGTCGTAGCAACCGTCGTCGCAACAACGCCGCCATTAGCAACAATCGCGCCCGTAAAGGACGAAGAGCCGGTGACGGAAATGCTGTCGAACTGCGGGTCAGAAAAGGCGACGCCAACCGCTTTGGTATTAGGCATGGTTGTCGCTCCTATTAGCTAACCGCAGCATACTGCCATTTAGCGCCGTCCGAATAGAAGATCTTGCCGACGCCCGTAGCGTTCGTCGTCAGACCAATCGAACCCTTGACCGCAGCGGTCGTGGTCGAGTTAGCCGTGATCGCCGTATCGACGAAGTAGATACCAGCGCCGTTCGGAAACAGAATAGTCGTGCCGCCAACAAGCTTGGCAGCAGCCGTGTTACCGTCCGTGAACAGGTAGCTGGCCGAACCGTTCGGAATCGCGCCGGTCGGGCCGTACGAGTCGAGCGGGTAAGAAGCATTAGAAGTCGAAGTCGTCATAAGAATCTCTCCTTAGTTGAAGAAGATGGGGCCGAAGCCCCATCCAATTAACCCCACAGACGGACAGCCATCTGCGGACGGATGACCGAGTAGCCATACAGCACGTCAATACGGCAGGGCAGACGGTCGTTGTTGATGTCGTACTGGCGCACGACGCGCAGGCTGATACCATTGTGAACCTGACGCGAAGCCATGTCGACGCCCTGCGGCATAAGCAGGTCGGCGGTGGCGAACGTGATGGCGTCACGATGATAGATCAGGTTCTGCGGATACTGCGTCGAAGCAGAGCCGAAGAAGGTGACGGCCTTACCGGAAACCGGCAGAGCGTCGACCGTGGCGAGAGCCTGCGAAGCCGAATACATCGCCGGGACAGTGACCGAAGCGGTGGTCGACGCCGTAACGTCAGCCAGAGCAACGAACTGATACAGCGAACCAGTCGACTCACGGGTCTGCGGGTTGACGGCATAACAGTCGGCAACCGTGAACACGTCGCCAGCCTTGATGACCGTCGAGCCGAGGCCCGTCAGCACGAGGGTGGTCGAGCCTTCAGTCGTGACCGAGGTGCTGACCGTCACGGTGCCCGTGCGCGAGCCGGTCGTGAACTGCTTGATCGACTGCGACATATTCAGCTCGTCATAGCCGAGAATGCCTTCGCCGAACATGCCGTTCTTGAACTGCTTGCTGATGGCCGAGACCGGGTTGAACAGGCCTTTCATGCCTTCGATCAGCGCGGCGTTAGCAGCCGGGTTGACCGTCGCATAGCGCGGCGACATGACAGCGGCGTTCTCGTTCAGCTTCTGCTGCGCCTGCAACAGAACGAGCGAAGAGGCCGGGGTCGTGCCGGGCGTGCCGACCGAGTTGCCGATGTATTTGAACGAGTTCGCAACGTCGGCGTCGATGGAGGACGCGAGCTGCGAAATACGCGGCTTCAGCACGCGTTCCGCGAAGTCGTCCAACTGCATCGTCAGTTCGGCGGTCGTGAAGTTCACGCCGATGTGCTTCTGCGACGAAACGGTCAGGGTCGTGTACTGCTCGTTGTCGTCCTGAACCTGAAGCGCAGCACCGTCCGTGACCAGAGCGCGGTCAGGCAGGCGGATACGCAGGGTCGAGCCGATCTTAGCGCCTTCAACGGCGAAAGAGTCGT